CTTATGTTTCAAATCCAAAAGAAAAAGATGAATGTTTCCACGCAATCGATAGATTACCTGCAGTTCAAAAGAAAGCTAATTGGGCTTTGAATTGGATTAAAGACGCGTCATTCCAAGAACGATTGGTAGCATTTGCGGCAGTTGAAGGTATCTTCTTTTCAGGGTCATTCTGTTCAATTTTTTGGTTAAAATCAAGAGGACTTATGCAAGGTTTGTGTAATGCTAATTCATTGATTTTTAAGGATGAGAACTTACATTGTGATTTCGCAATTCATTTATTGAACAATCATATCGAGGATAAACCAAGTGAAAAGAGAATTAAAGAAATTTTATTATCAGCGTTAGAAATTGAGAAAGAATTTATTACAGAATCTTTACCTGTATCACTCATTGGTATGAATTCAAATTTGATGAAACAATATCTTGAGTTTGTGGTTGACGGACTTTTAGTTAAACTTGGATGTAAAAAAGAATTTAATGTTGAACAACCATTTAAGTTCATGGAACAAATCGCGGTTGAAACTAAAGGTAATTTCTTTGAATCAAGAACTATGGAATACCAAAAAGCAAAATTGAACGAAACTATTACATTTACAGAAGATTTCTAAAAAAAAACATAAATTATGATGTCATTGAGAATTAAAAAAAGAGGTGGAGACGATGCGCCGTTTAACCCACAAAAAATTTACAACAGAATTAAAAGAGCTTCGAAAGGATTGAGTGTTAATTCTGACGAGATTTTTATAAAAGTAATAACTTCAGTTCCAACTGAAGGTTTGATTACCACTAAAGAATTGGATAAACTTGTTTATGAAATTGCTGCGGCATATACGGGTAGTCACCACGACTACTCAAGACTCGCATCATCAGTTGCTATTTCAGCGTATCATAAGGAAACTAAAGATAGTTTTTCGGAAACCATGATGGAATTATATGATTTGGGTGTCGTTAACGAAAAACTAATCGATGTTATTAAAAATTATGGACCGGAGAAAATTGACGAGGCGATTAATCATGAAAATGATTATAATTTTGATTACTTCGCTTGGAGGTCATTACAGGAGATGTATTTGTTAAAAACACCTGAAGGTAAAGTGGTAGAAAGACCTCAACATATGTATATGAGAGTTGCTTTGTGGGTAACAAACACCTATGAAGAAGCTATGGATTATTATAATTCATTGTCAACTCAATTGATATCACCGGCAACACCAATCATGATTAACTCGGGAACCAAAGTTCCTCAATTGGCATCATGTGTATTACACTATAATAATTCAGATTCTCGTAATGGATTGTTGGATACTTTGAATGATATTTCAACATATTCTTCAGACGCTGCGGGTATTGGATTGTCAATGTCTAACATTAGAAGTAAGGAAAGTAGAATTAATACTTCAGGAGGATTCGCCGGAGGACTATTAAAGTATTTGAAAATTGTTAACGAGTCTCTAAGATTCTTCAATCAACAAGGTAGGAGACCTGGTAGTGCCGCCATTTATTTGGAACCATGGCACAAAGATATCATAGACTTACTAGAAATTAAGAAAAACACAGGTGCTGAAGAATTGAGAGCAAGAGATTTGTTCACCGCAATATGGATTCCGGATAACTTTATGAACGCGGTTAAGGACAATGGTGATTGGTATTTATTCTGCCCTAATGACATCATCAAGGCGGGAATTAAACCACTTCAAGAGTGTTATGGTGAGGAATATGAATCAAACTATAACAAAGCGGTTGAGATGGGTCTTGGTAAGAAAATTAAAGCACAAGACATTTGGACAAAAATTGTTGAATCTCAAATCGAAACGGGAGTTCCTTACTTATGTTCTAAAGACAGTGCAAATAGAAAAACAAATCACCAAAACATTGGTGTTATCAAACAATCTAACCTCTGTAATGAGATTTATCAGTTTACAGATGAAGAAACCACGGCAATATGCACATTGTCATCAATCGTGTTGAAAAACTTTATCAAAGATGGTAAATTTGATTATAATCTTTTGATTGGTGAAGTTAGAAAAGTTGTAAGAGCTTTGAATAATGTGGTGGATAAGAACACATATTCAACTGAAAAAGGATTGAAAGGTGGATTAGAACAAAGAGCAATTGCAATTGGAACCCAAGGATTGGCGGATGTATTTTATTTGATGGATTACATTTTCACATCAGAGGAAGCGAGAATGTTGAATAAAAATATATTTGAGGCAATATATTTTGCGGCGGTAACTGAAAGTATGGAATTGTGTAAATCAGGAGTTAGAACACCTTACAAATATTTCGAAGGTTCTCCGATGTCAAAAGGTGTATTACAATTTGATATGTGGGGATTGACTGAATCTGAATTATTTTTAGATTGGAGTTCATTGAAAGAAGATGTTAAAAAATATGGGGTGTGTAACTCTTTATTCACGGCACAAATGCCGGTTGCGTCTTCAGCTAAGATTACAGGTTCATTTGAAATGACTGAACCGGCTCACTCGGCATTATTTAATAGACGTGTTGTTGGTGGGGAGATTTTAATTGTAAACAAGTATTTAATTACCGATTTTGAAAAGATTGGTATTTGGAACGAAGATTTAAAAAATGAAATTATCATGAATGAAGGGTCAATTCAAAATATTAACTTCAATAATTATCTTGACCCTGAAGACAAAAATTATACCAAAAAAGTTAAAAGAACCGAGCATTTGATTAACAAATATAAAACTATATGGGAAATATCTCAGAGAGAGTTGATTGATATGGCGGCAGACAGAGCACCATTTATTGACCAATCACAATCAATGAATATTTATATGTCAAATCCAACATTATCAAAAATTACATCATCTCACTTCCATTCGTGGTCGAAAGGATTGAAGACTTTGTGTTACTATGTTAGAACTAAGGCAATATCAACAGGTGCAAAACATTTGGCGGTAGACGTATCAAAAATACAACAACCCAAAATTAAACCTGAAACTCCAAAGGTTGAAATATCTGAAGTGGCTAACAAACCTGAAGATAGTCAATTTGAATGTTTTGGTTGTTCATCTTAAAATAAAAATCCCAACTAATTGTTGGGATTTTCTTTTTTTATCTATTTATAAGAAAAAAATAGAACTATATATTTATAATTATGGCAAATGGTGTAACATATGGTATTAATTTTCCGTTTAGAGATTCCTTAAGAGGAGACTACCTCCAATTAACGGAACTACAATCGGAAGAAATTAAAGCTGATTTAATTCATTTATTATTAACTCGAAAAGGGTCAAGATATTTTCTACCTGAATTTGGAACTAGACTATATGAATTCCTTTTTGAACCATTCGATTCATTAACTTTTAATGCAATTGAATCCGATATTAGAGATGCTATCCAAAACTTTATGCCGAATTTATTGGTTAATAGTTTAAGTATAACACCGGCCGACCCACAAGAAGAAGCGGATATTGCAACAGGGCAAAATTTTGTGGGAACAAGCGAATCATCAATATATAGATTTCCCGGAAAAGGAACATCTGAATATACCGCAAAAATAAGAATAGATTACTCAACCAATGGTTCAACTTTTGGTCAAAGTGATTTTGTTATTATTAATATTTAAAACTATGGCAAATAATAGAATATCATACAGTAGTAGAGATTACCAATCGATAAGAGCAGACCTTTTGAATTACACGAAAACGTATTACCCTGATTTGATTCAGGATTTTAATGATGCGTCAGTCTTCTCAGTATTTCTCGATTTGAATGCTGCCGTTGCGGATAACTTACATTATAATATCGATAGAAGCATTCAAGAGACTGTTCTACAATATGCCCAACAAAGGTCATCAATTTACAACATAGCCAGAACATACGGGTTAAAATTACCCGGACAAAGACCATCCGTATCGTTAGTTGACTTTTCAATAACAGTTCCAGCGTTTGGAGATAAAGAAGATGAAAGATATCTTGGAACCTTATCTCGAGGGTCGCAAGTTGTTGGGGCGGGTATTGTATTTGAGAACGTTTATGATATTGATTTTGCATCACCTTATAATGCTCAAGGATTTCCAAACAGATTAAAAATACCAAATTTTAACTCTAATAATATATTAGTTAATTACACGATTACTAAAAGAGAAATTGTTGTTAATGGTATTACAAAAGTATTCAAAAGAGTTATTGGGGCTAATGACGTAAGACCATTTTTTGAATTATTTTTACCTGAAAAAAATGTTTTGGGAATAACGAGTGTTTTATTAAAAAATGGAACAAGTTATACAAACATCCCAACAACTGCAGAGTTTTTAGGTGTCGACAATAGATGGTATGAAGTTGACGCATTAGCCGAAGATAGAGTCTTTATTGAAGACCCAACGAAAGTTTCGGACCAACCTGGAATTAAAGTGGGTAGGTATATTCAAACTCAAAATAGATTTATTACTGAATATACACCTGAAGGGTTTAAAAAAATGACATTTGGTGGTGGAACGAATACCGCTCAAGACCAATTAAATCAATTTACAACTTTAGGGACAACATTAGAATTACAAAAATATTCAAATAACTTTTCGTTAGGTTCGACATTAACTCCAAACTCAACACTATTCATTCAATACCGAGTTGGTGGTGGATTGGCGACCAATTTAGGGACAAATGTTATTAATCAAATTGGAACGGTTTCGTTCTTTGTGAATGGACCATCGGAAACCACAAACTCGTCAGTTGTTAATTCATTGAGATGTGTTAACGTAACCGCCGCGGTTGGAGGTTCGGGTATTCCATCATTAGAAGAAATTAGAAATTATGTTTCATTTAACTTCGCAGCTCAAAAACGAGCGGTGACGGTTCAAGATTATGAATCGTTAATTAGAAATATGCCGGCTCAATTCGGAGCACCTGCGAAAGTTTCAATAACTGAGAACGATAATAAAATATTAATTCAAATACTATCTTATGATACTTCAGGGAAATTAACCAATATTGTTTCAAATACTTTAAGACAAAATATCGCCAATTATCTATCCAACTATAGAATGATGAATGATTATATTTCAGTGTTAAGTGCCGAAGTAATTGATTTAAGTATGGATATTTCTATTGTTCTTGACTCTGCACAAAATTCAGGTCAAGTAATTGCTAGTGTTATCGATAAAGTGTCCGCATACTTTAATCCTCAAACAAGACAATTAGGTCAAAACGTATATCTTTCTGAGGTTAGAAGTATAATACAAAATACAAATGGGGTTTTAACAGTTGCGAGTATTGATGTTTTTAATGAAGTGGGAGGACAATACTCTTCAGCTGAAACATCTATGATATATTCAAATGAAGAAACAAAATTAATTGGACCTGTTGATGATACTATATTTGCACAACCTTCACAAGTATATCAAGTTCGATATCCAAATAAAGACATTAGAATTTCAGTTAAAAATTTCCAATCAGTAACTTTTTCATAACAAGTTCACTTTATTTTACTTTATCTTATAATTTTATCACGTGGATTTTTTTAAAAATTCCATATAAAGTATTTATTAAATAAAATAGTTTGATGGGTCAATCATATAGAATAAGAACAGAGTTAGGTATTAATAAATCAATTAATGTTCAATTAGACCAGCAATTTGAATTTTTAGAGATTTTATCACTAACATTACAACAAGCCGATGTCTATACTAAAAGTTGCGCTCAATATGGTGTGGTTGTCGGTAGAGTAACTGCGAATAACGGATTTGGTATTCCAAACGCCCGAGTTTCAATATTCATTCCAATAAGTTCGGTTGATGAATCAAATCCGATAATTTCTAGTATATATCCGTATAAGTCACCTAACGATAGAAATGAAGATGGATATCGTTATAATTTACTTCCTTACGAAAAATCTTATTCAACTCATGCCGCCACGGGGACATTACCCTCAAGATTGGATGTATTAACAGGGGCGACTGCTGTTGAAATATATGACAAGTATTATAAGTATAGTGTAAAAACCAATGAAAGTGGTGATTATATGATTATGGGAGTTCCTCAGGGAAACCATAATTTAGTTATGGATGTTGATTTATCGGATATTGGTGAATTTTCGTTGACACCTCAAGACTTAATAAGAATGGGTCTTGCGACCGAAGCCCAAGTGGCAGGAAATAGATTTAGAACGTCAACGGATTTAAATTCTTTACCACAAATCATTAATTTAACGAAAGATGTTGAAGTATCACCTCTTTGGGGAGACCCTGAATTGTGTAATATTGCAATAAATCGAGTTGATTTTGATTTAAGGGACGACGCTAATGTTGATATACAACCAACATCGGTGTTCATGGGGTCAATATATTCAAGTTCAGATGGTTATAGAGTTAGAGCAAATGCAAAACCTGCGGATGACATGGGTAATCTTTGTTCATTAATTGCCGGTCCGGGACAAATATTGGCCATAAGACAAACAATTTATCAAGATGATGAGGGTAATCCTGTTTTGGAACAACATCAATTAGAACAATCTGGTAATATTATAGATGGTAATGGAGTTTGGTTAACTGAGTTACCAATGAATTTGGATTATTTTATAACAAATGAGTTCGGAGAGAAAATTTTATCTAACGACCCAACCGTAGGAATTCCAACTAAAGCAAAATATAGATTTAAAATTAAGTGGCAACAATCGCCAAGTTTAAGTGAACAAGTTAGAAGACCATATTTTTTGGTCCCAAATGTTAAAGAATATGGATGGACAGGAACTGGTAGTATTAGTAAACCATTACAACAACAAAGTTCTTATTATTTTGGATTGGCTTGGAGTGGATATACTAACGATTTTAGTAAAACAATCGGAAACGAGTATTATGATAGACTAAATGAAATTATTAATTGTGAAGATACTTTTTATGAATTTCAATATAATAAAGTCTACACAGTTGCCGGATTAATTGATGAATTTAAAAATGGTGGAAGAGGGAATTTCATAGGGATTAAAGAAATTGATAGCTCTGATTGCGACAATACAATTAACAAGTTTCCTGTAAATGATGGATTTAGAAATTTTGACTTAATATATTTTATTTTTGCAATAATTCTTCAAATTGTGCAATTAATAGGAATACCATTATTAACAATATTTCATTTCTTGGCATTTCTTTGGAATAATTTTGCGATACCAATTTTATTATTTTTAATTGGGTTGTTAGTCAAAGCTGCGGTTCAACAAGGGATTTTAGTTGTGGCCGCAATTGCGGGTTCCGCAGCGTTTGGTGCAACTGCCGCCATGATTGTTCCACATGCGTTACTGGCTTTAGTATATAGTGTGGGGGCGCTTTTCTTAACGCTCAATTTTAGGAATATTGTAAACTATAAGTTTGGTAGACTTAAATTACCGATGATGACATATCCTGACTGTCAGGCCTGTGAATGTGACCCAGAGACCACTGCTCCGGGAGGAGGAGATTTAGAGTCAGCACCGCCAGCAGGATTATTAACACAATTATCTAATGGAGGACTATATGTTGATGGGTTAGAAATCCAATTCTTCAACCCTGATTTGGATAATGAAGATACTGCTCAATTGAGTGCAATTACAATATCTCAAGCATTATCGGGAAGATTCAGCACCAAAACTCCAACAGTACATAAATCAACTTTTTCAGAACCATTTACTTTCCCAAATACTGAGGGAACTAGATTTGGGTCTAAACTAATCGCCGCAGGTATTACGTTACCTCCGGGAGAAAGAATTAACAAGTATAATACAAGAAAAAAATATTTTGATAATATTAACAAAATAAAAGTAACGTTTAATTATCCAAGTAATATTGGAAAATCTCACGACGATAACACTTTAACCGTTTTAGCGTCACAAATTCTTGAACCCGGTACATTATTAACTTTTATTGACCCTCTTAAAACCAAAGACGTAAACTTTTTATGGACAGGGACGACCGCAATTGGAAATAACTTATTAAATGGTGTTAATGGTATTATCAAGAATACCGGGTTTACCGCAAATGTGAGTTATGCGACAACACAAGCAGGCCCTCCATCCATTGTCCCATATATTATCCCATCAGGTAATTCAACTTGTTTTTTATCAATAACATTTGATGTGGTGACCACGGGAACTACGACTTATTTTAGTTGTGCTAACAATAAAGTAACAGTAACTGCAACAACAACTGGAACTAAAACAATAACCAATGAGAATGGTATAGATGTCACAACATTAGGTGGAACTGCTGAGATAAGTGGAATTACTTATGGACAGGCTTGTCAAAGATATATTTATCCTTCAGACCTTGAATATTATCAAGTATTAACTGCAATCACGATAACAACTACGGTTGTTAATGGTAAAACAATTTATTCATTACCGGGACAAGTCCTTGATAATTCAGGAAACCCCGACCCAACCAAAGGGTTTTGGAACGATTTAATTGCGGATAATAAAGGGTTTTTATTTTCTAATATAGGGAGTGGTGAGTCTCGATTAAATGACAGGTGGGGATATATAGGTGGAAGTAATGTAAGTTTTAGTAAGAACCCTGTGGCGGATAATGTTTATCAAAATGTTATCCCACCCGATAATCCTAATTTTAGTTTCCCTACCTCAATATTAGATGGATTTAACGAACAAGTGGTTTTAATATTACAAAGAGGTGTTGACCCTTATTCTCCGAAATTACAAAATAGTTATGGTATTGGAAGAATATTGGGTCACTCAAGTGAAAATGCGGTTGTAATTACAGGAATGACAAGAATGAATATACCAATCCAACCATTACCTTCTAATTCGACAATTTCGGTTCAAAATCATAAAAATGTTGGTGAAATATTTTCAGGTTCTTATTTTTATACGCCGGGTATTCCAAATAATATAATACCTAACGCTTCAACAACACCAGGTCTTGCATTTTCATCGTACACTACAAGTAATGTTGGATACTATGGAGCTTTAGATAGTCGATATGTGAGGCCACCATCCCAACTAAAAATAACCTCAATTTTAAATCAAGTATTTTATGGAAATGGAATCCAAACTAATAGTTTTCAACAAGATTCCTTTTTTTGTTGTAATACTGTAACAACAAATACTCCTTATGGTATTAATTCAATTTCAGTTGGAGGACCTACAATAATGAAGGGTGTCGCAAGTTCTCAAATTGCAAATTTATTTGCAGGACAAAGTACTAAATCATCTTGGAGACCTGACATCAATTATGGCGGAAAAACACCCCCATTAAACCCAAGTACTAGATATCAACCAAATGAAGACTTATCAGGCGCTGCATATATGTTTAGAGGTCCTTTACGAGAATTTATGTCGGATTTCAATAGGGCACCTACTTCGGATAATTACGTTGGATACCAACTAAGTGAAGGTCAACCTTTTAATTTATACTTTAGCCCATTATTATTACCTGAATTTACAGGAACTACAGGACCTAATGCAGGGCTCACAATTAGTGCTACGACGCAAATGGTAATGAGAACTGACCGTTTACCATCTTCTGACGGATTTGATGTTCAGAAAAGAGCAACAGATTTTGCGTTTTTAAATGGTAGTGTCGGTTTACTACAGCAAAATTTATCATTCGCGGTATATTCAAAAGAAGCGGGATTAGATTTTAAAGGACCTAGTTTTTCAACAGGTGCAGAACAAGTTACCGCAGACATTCAAAATCAAGTATTATCTGCGACAGTTTTTGAAACCATGAATACTTGTGAAAAAATGGTTGGATTGACATATTATAGTGGGAATGGGGTTAATTTTGGAGTAAAAAAAGACGCGTTAACCACAGATAATGTTGAAAATGGGTGTTATGTAATGTTGAATAAACCATTACTTGATTTAACAAAAGATATTGGAACATTTGGGGAATGGGGTTATAGACTTAGATTTTATTATGGGTTATGTAGGGGAGTTTTGGCTCAATCATTTGTAAATAATTGGGTTAACGGTTCGTTATATATGTTCCCAATCCAAGTTGATACCTTTTATGATATTAATAACAGACCAACATCTGAATTCGCAAATCAAATTGCGTATTTTGATGATAAAACAAATAATTTTTATTATAGGAGTTCACCGTATTTGTTATCTGCAAATAACCCAAGATTTATTGGTTCACCCGTATTAGGGTTAAATAGTTCTTTAAATGTTAGAAATTTATTGTTCCCAACAACAATAATTAACTTAGGATATAAAGATGATTTTTATGGTGAAATAATATTTGACCCTGCAGCTAAGGGTTATATCATGAGAAGTTTAAACTCCACTTCTTATTCTGACACTTCAGATTTGGTTAATTTGTTTGTTATTAGTAGGATTACGAATAGTAATTTTTTGAATAACATATTGTCCGGATTAAATAATGCACTTAATATCTTATTCTCAAGAAAAGGTCTTAGAATTGATGGTGATTTGGCTCAAAGTATGTCAATTAATTCTGAGTATGGTGTCATACCATTTTCACCTGAATATTATAGTCCTGAGAGTGGTTCTGTTGTTGTTTTAGATGGACCTACGATGGGAGTTTTCTTTTCATCAACAACTTTTGATTTACAGAATAAAGATTATTTGAGTCCCGGAATTATTAACTTCAGGTCCCCATTTAGTAGTAATGTGAATACATTCCAATATGGTATAAAATCACAACTTGTTCCATTCTATCAATGGGATTTGACTCAATTAGGTGGGAACAATACAATTTTTGGTAGTGAACGGAATACTTGGAGAACAAACCAAAGTCCTACCAATGAAGGGATTTTTAGTAGAAATTACCAATCTTTAAACAGAAGAGAACCTGACATTGCAGGAACTCCAAGTTATTTTATGGGTTCAAATGTTCAAGGAACGGGAGGTAACAAAGATATATACCAAAGAGGGTATATTTTCAATGTTGACTCTAATGGTAATTACTCATTTAGTGCTGGTACATGGCCTGACGAATTTTTAGTTGGAGCCCCCAACCATTTTTACTTTGGAACAATTCAAGGAGAATCTGCCTTAGATAAATTTAAAACAAAATATTCGGTTGATGAATAAGTATACAATCATTCCAAGTGGTTTACAATATAAATCTGCTCCATTTGTTGACCAAGAAATTTCATTGTCTTTGGAACAACAAAGTCAACTAATTACAGAATATGATAGAAGTCAGAGTATTAGTCTTACTCAAATATATAATGATGAAAGACAATCTTGCACAATTTTTAGACCGACATTTAAATTAAATTATTTGTATGCAAACACTTATACTGGAACTACAGAGTATATCCCGTTTAGAAATACTTTATATTATGTGAGACCTGAGGATTCTTCATTTAATAATGTTTGGGTTGGTTATCCACAATATTACGAGTTCGATTTTTATAGACCTGATGTTAATGACCAACATATTAGGTATCAGGCAAAAAGTGCTTATACATATAATTGGGGTTATTATTTAACTTATCCTTATGAGAATGATTATAATAAAAAATTGTCTTATGAGTTGAATGGGTCTAGTTTAAATTGGACCGCATCCCAAGGAATTCCATTTGTAATACGTAGAACAAATCAAAATGGTAATAGTTTAATATCTTTTGAATGTATTGCACCTCATGGTTTAACGGATGGAGAATATGTTCAAATAATTTTTAATAATGTTCCGTTTAAATATAATGGTGAAGAATTATTCCAAGTTTATTCTTTAGGTAATGGGTTATTAGATAGCAGAACCTATATTTTTAACATTTATAATGTGGGTTACACTGGAAATACAAATATGTCAAATTTCGCGAATGGGAGAGTTGGTATTTTTAAAAGAATAATTAATTCTGAAAATATTTTAGAGACTACTTCAAAATATTATGTAAGACAACACAAAGTAATTACAAATTTAGATAAAACTATTATTACAAAAAACGCTTTCGAAAAAAATGTTTTTAATGAGGAGAAGAAATTTGAATATAGTTCAATCACTCCAAATAAAATTTCAAGAGTTTCCCAAAAAACTAGTAGTAATTCGTATAATATTACATATAAAGATGATTTTGATTTAAATAATGTTCTTGACAATCAAAAAAGGCCCCTTACTGAATTATTTTTAACTATAATTAATAAAGGGTATACAGGTTACTTTAATAAACCATCTTTAAATAGTAATGTTGGATTAAAGCAAGGATGGGAATTTAATTTAACTAAAACACTCGAGACTAATAGTTGGTGGGACGATAATAATGTTAACTCGAATACAAACATACCAACATTAAATTACACCCTAACTAGTGGTGTAACAAAAACATTTTATTATAATCAAAATTTAATTTCTGGTGATACGATTGATGGAGATTTTTGTGAATGGAATGACTACGAACAGAAAGAAAGGGTGATATCCACATACTATCATAAGTTAAAATATAATCAAGATGTATTTTCAACAACTTCAACACCTACATCTAATGCGCCTGGGTATTATTACCAACCTCACACATCAATGACAATACGAGTTTTCTCGGATTATCTTGAAACGGGTGATGTTGAGAATATTGAAGGCATTCCCGGATATGCTTACTACTCAAACGCTGACCAACAATTTAGATGGAGAGATTTATACACTTATGGATTTATTGATAATTTAAACCGGGGTGTTGATTATCCTTTTTTAAATTTCGCTCAATACCCATTTAAAGAAGTTCAATTTAGATTAATACCTGAAGGAATAAACTATAACTCCACATTAACGGGAGTTACTTACCCAGTAAAACCTTTAATCGATGGATGTGAATAAAATACAAATAATGAAAGATGGATTTACCGATAAAGAATTGGTAATACCTATCGAATTGACTTGGGACTACTTAGGTCTTGACCAAAGTATTGATGAATATGAAGGTGAAATCATAAAAAAAGTAACTGGAGGTTTTGGCGATTTTGAAGTGAATCGATTTGCCCATGCTCCGACATCGGTTCCCGACCCAAATTCAAACATACCTTTTGAAGTTACAGATATCCAATATGAATTTAATTTTTATTCGGGAGGTTCATTAGATGTATCCACAAATTGGAGAAATGATTACAGGTCCGAAGGGTTTACCGCTCAAGACATTTATTATTATACCAATAATTTTTCAAATTCTTTTTTCAAAATAGACTTATATGATAATGTAGATGAAAAACGACAAACAAATTATATTACAATAATAATACCAACACAACAAGGGTTAACGATGGATGCGATAATGCAAAGGACACCTGTTAAAATTAAAAAACCATATTTTATTTTGGATTATGTTGGAGATAAGGAGGGATTTTTTATTTATTGGTTAAAGAAAAGAGATTTTTTGAACATTACGACTTTTTATATGACCGCAAAGTTTTTTGACGCAAGACAAGGATTTTTTACAAAGATGATGAATATGCCTCAATCATCTCTTCCTCCCGGCCAAAATAAATTTGTTTTTGATAATACAAAATATTTCTATTATAGAGTTCAGATGGATTATGAGAAACAAACATATCAGGTATTTAATATGAATAATCCACAACTTTATGGTGGTTTAAATCAAAGAGCTGGTACGACTGCAACAACCCCAATAAAATGGTATGAATATGTTAATCCTTAATGATGGAAGATTTTTATAAAATAATAATATCGCCTGAAAATATTCTTGGAGACCTTTTTAGAGTAAACCTTAGTGGTCAAACTGTGGGTCCTGATTATATGGGAACAACTACAGGGATTTATTCGGCCATGACTCAAGTTCTTAGTGCCGGTCCTAATGGGTCGTCATTATTAACGGGGTTGACCATACCAATTCTAATACGACAAACCGCAATAGATGTTGGATATTATAGCCCATTTGATGGGGCAGTTTTACAAAAAGATGTTGTCGCGAATTTTATATTTTCTTCCACAACCCAAGACCCATATACTTTTTATATTTATAATACTTCAAGTGAATTTCAAAAATTTTTGGATTTGTCTTCATATAAAGTTGATTGGGGCGATGGTAGTCCAAAACAGACAATAACAACATACACACCTAATTCAATTAGTCATCTTTATCCTACTACAAATAAACAATATCAAATAACTTTGGAACAAACAAATCCATGGGGGGTAACTTTAGTTACAAAAACAATAACAACACCTTTCACTAATATTGTTCCAAACAACCCTAATGGTGAATCTTTTTTCATACCTGCCGGTGGTAATTGGGTAAACACGCCAGTTAGTTACGATTATATATTTTCGGGAGATGCGGTTAACGAGGTTGCACCTCAAACATCAGTTAATTATGTTACGATTCCTTACACTGTTTCGGGATTTACAAAATCTAGTGTCACCGATTTATTATTATATGGACCGATAAAATATCAAGTCGGGACTCCGGTTATAAAGAATGGTCGAATATGGGGGGCAATTAGTGACATGAACCCATTATTTACCGCATATACTATTAACAATGTAAACTACTATGACTATATTGATGGAACCACAATATTTTTCGAACAATCTTCGGGTTTTACCGAGAATAATTTAACTGCGGTCCCAATTACCAAAGAGGAGGTTTTACTTAAAGTAATTGACCAAGCTCAGGTTCAAACAAATCTTTTTGTTGAAAGAGGTAAGAATTCCGCATTTGAAAGAATACAAAGATTGGGGGAAGTTGATAATTTGGGTGACATGATAAATTATGGTTATGGATTTTTTAATGTTGAAAAAAAGAACTAAACTATTTATAATATAAAAAGGAAAAATGGCAATTGGAAGCTATGGAACTATAAGACCTTCAGACGTAAGCCCTGAAGACGTTCAAATCATAATGAATTACACTCCATCGAGAGATGTAACGGATAATTTTATCCTTACGGAACTTGATGCACCGACATTATTAAAACCTTACTTTAATAATACTCAAACCGGAGGAAACGCTAATGTTGAAATTTTAGGTGGGTTATATAATTTAACATTACCTGCAGAACAATTTAATGAAATTGGGATTTACACACTTTATTTAAGACCGGCTCAAATCAGAACTTTAATAACGGATTGTGGTGTGTTAAATGCATTACCTAATGTTAAAGGTATTATTATCGATATTTCAAATGTCCCGGCACAATATCAAAACAAATTTGTCCCACAAGGGTTGGTTGGTTTTAGAGTTGAGTATTTAAACCCGGATGGTTCAAAAATACCAAATTTCTTCAGAGTAATCACTTCATCATTCTTTTGTGAACCTGTTGTTACTAATCAAATTAACACAACTCAAAAATCAATTAGGTATCGGTATGTTGAAGGCTCTTCAAATTTAATATTTTTAACATTATCTCCATCTTCTTCACCTACGAACAACCCAAATGCAACACCATTTATTGGTCAGCCAAATCAGAACATAATTATCACCAATACATTTTTTAATCCGGTTACCTTAGAGATTGACATGGTTGAATACGATATATCATCTCTTGCGATTGCTCTTTATGGTAATCAAACCAAATCTATTGATGATGGTATCTATACAATCTACGATTCTGAAAATAACATATACAGACAATACAACTTATATGAAATCAGAGACCAATTTAACGCTCTTCTTTACGAGGTTAGACAAAGTAGAGGTAATAACATTGATTTTAGTAAAAACTTCACAACAATTACAGGTTAATGGCAGTAGAGATTAAGAACACAAAATTTTTTTATCCCCCAAGACCCGGTAACGGGGCGGGGACTTTCTCAGACAACATTGTAGGTTTACAAACTGTTGAGGGGGGAGGGCTTACGCAGGGTAACTTTGAGTTTACAACAGGAGTTGTCGAGAAAGTTAACAGAACCTTCAATGTTGGAGCATTTTCGGAACCAATGTCATTAGACATGATGGGAATCGAAAGTTTGGAACAAAGTAGAACAATTCTTGCGACACAATTTAGAGTTTATCCGAATTATGATATATCCCAAGTTCTTAATTTCTCGATGTATGGGTCTTTATCTAAAAGGTTTAGTGTTTCGATTACAAAAATAATAAATTATTTTCCCGCTTCTTTAGATATTCAATTTAATAACAATCAGTTCATTACCGGATACACTGCATATGATATTGATTATGATTCCCAAACTGACGAAACATACTTTAAAGTAAGTGTCGATAGAATCCAAAACCCTTTTGATATTGATTATTCGGTAAATGCGATTAATAACTTATCATTAAGAGAAATTGAGGTCTCAAAATATCGAAACTTATATAATACTTATTTAGATTATTGTGTCAGTATTAATGATAATATCTATCAAGTTTTATTTTTCGTTCCATCTGAGACATTGTCGACAGGGTATTTACAATTCTATGTATCAGGTTCTCCGTTTGGAACAACCGCAACTACAATTGAAGACGATTTCCAAATTAGACCAAATGATTACATTTCAGATAAAGTATTTCAAGAAGATTTTGATGAAGTTGAAAAATTTTTATTAAATAGGTTAGTTAGACCTGAATACACGGCAGTTTTCCAAGTTCCACAACAAAACGAGTATGGTCAATTTTATACGGAATATCAGCAAGTTACTTGGCCAAAAAGAGGGCCTTGGAATTTAGATATATTAACGTCTTTATTTGATTCGTATTTGGAACAAATTCAAGAAATTGCGGTTAATTTAGACTCATTTAAAACCAATTTAATATCGAGATTTTTAGTTACAGATTCATTAAAAGAGTTCGATACCTTAGGACAAAAAGTTGAAAAAATATTCCAAATATATGGTAGAAGTTTTGACCAAATAAAACAATTCATTGATGGATTGGCTTATATGAATTCAGTGAATTATAACCCATCAAATGATATTCCTTCAGAATTATTAGTTAATTTATCAAGAACTTTAGGGTGGTCATCAAATTTCTCACCAATAACAAACGAAGATTTTTTAAGTTCTGTATTTGGAAACACCTCAACACCAACTTATCCCGGTTATGCGAGAGCTCTCACACCAACTGAATTAAATTATGCTTATTATAGAAATTTAATTCTTAATGCGTCTTATCTATTTAAATCCAAAGGAACAAGAAGGTCAATTGAATTTTTATTAAGATTAATCGGTGCACCTGATTCGTTGATTGAATATAACGAACATATTTATCTTGCCGACCAAAAAATTAATTTAGACCAATTTGATACACAATGGGCTCAAATATCTGGTGGAACTTATGTTGATTCAATACCTGCGTATCTACCGGGAAACACTTATAAAATAAAAGGTAATTTATATACCGCATTTACAACAAATTCAACATATGAAAACGTAAGTGTTACATTAAGTGATTATCCGATAGATTTTGAAGGATACCCTAAAGCGCCAAGAAACACGGAAACATACTTTTTCCAAATTGGTGCAGGATGGTATGAAACAACGCCACAACATAGAAGTCCTGATGAAGTCCAATTAACTGGTGATGTTTTTACAGGGCAAAATTATAATATTCAGACTCAATTAATGCCATTCACTTATGGACAAACTTATCTAAACCGATTCAGGAATTTCCCGTATATGAATGAAGGGTTTAAATTAAGAAAGGTTGTTGATAATAATAAGTCATGGTTATCAGATGACGATAAAATTAGGGTATCAACTCAAGGTGATTACAACGCTTATTATTTTGTGGACAACGAAAAGTTGGTCTTAAATGTTAAAAATGTTGATATATTTTTAAATCCGGCCCAAGGATTAGTATATGATGTTTGGGACCAATCTAGACAATACGATTATCCAATCCCTGAAACAGGATTAACGGTTAACTATCCGGTTCCGGGAGGAGTCGACTCAACATATGTAAATCCTGAACCAAAGAAAAAAACATTTTTTGAATTTTCTCAAACATTTTGGGAAAACATGATTAACACAAGAAATCGACAATACATTACTGATGGTAAAACCGGAGGATACCCGACTCTACAATCAATCTTTTGGAAATATATTGAGTCAGAACAAACAGTTGGGATACCCAACAATCAATATACTTATCAAAAATTAATTGATTATGTGAATGGTATTGGCCCGTATTGGACAAAGTTGGTGGAACAAATGGTTCCGGCGACTACAATATGGAATGGTGGTGTTAGACTTGAAAATTCAATATTCCACAAACAAAAGTTTGTCTATCGAAGACAAAGAGGATGTCAATTTATTCCGGTACCAGTTAACCCATGTTTTATTATTTCAGGTATTTTTGATTATAATTGTAATTCTGAATTTGCAGAATTTAACATATACCCTTGGTTTAATGGTGATATTGATGTATCAAACTTTAATAGTATTTTAGTTAACCGAGTTAATTATATGTTAGACCAAAGTGGATTGACCTTAAATCAATGTTATTCAAATTCAGTATTAAGTAATTGGTATGTTGATTTAAAGATAAATGGTCAACAAATTATTCAAGAGTTATTCTATACCGGATACGGAATTTCAGATTCCCCAACACCAACTCAATGGAGGCTAGCATTAATTGAATATTTACCACAATTGATTAAATATGGGTATACATATTCTTTAGATGGTAATACATTAACAATTACTAATTTAAGTTGTTTAGATAATACTATAACAAGTTCAGTTTCTTTAGACGTGGGGATAAACATTAATATTAATTGTTCACAATAATGAATTACAATATATCAGTTACAGGGGATTGTCAAAGCACAAGTTCAGGTGCGATATCACTCTTAATTAACGGGGGTAATGAACCGTATACCGTCCAATGGGTCACCCCAAATTTAGGCACGGATGTGGTTACATTTCAACCATCAATACGAACCTCATTAAATTCCGATACATATATTGTAACTGTTAATGACAGCACATTACCTGTTAATCAAACGTTAAACATTAATATCCCTGTATCGTCAGGGGTATGTGCCAGCATTCTCGGAGTCCAAGGAACAACATGTGGATTTGATAATGGTTCAGTCACAGGAACCTCATCTTCAAATTTTTCAACAACACAGTTTTACTTGTATGATTCGAATGATAACAATTTGATGTTACAAAGCACAAATATTAATGTGAATGAGGTAGTATTTGGCACACTGAGTGCCGGAACTTACTATATGAAAGTTATTGATGTTGGAGGATGTACTGGTTATAGTCAAAATTTTATCATCGAAGACTCTACTCCTTTAGATTTTGGATTATATGTCGTACCAAACTCATCATGCGGTGGAACACCGATTGGTAAGATTACCATAACCGGAATAACAGGTTCTCCACCATATACCTACAATTGGTCTAATGGTGCAACGGGAACCACAATAACAGGATTAACGTCAGGAGCTTATTCGGTAACTGTTACGGATTCTTTTGGATGTTCTCAAACTAAAGGTGCAAACGTTACAGATGTTCCACAAGTTGCATTAGGAGCCTTTACCGCAGTCCCACCTAGCTGTTTCCAAGCTGACGGTTCACTGACAATTCAAATTGTGGGTGGAACTGCACCATATTACTATTCTGCCTCTACGGGTGAAGTCACAATTCAATATGGAACATCTTGGACTGTGAATGGACTATCACCCGGATTTTATTCTATCCAAGTAACAGATGCTGCGTTATGTTCATTTGTCGCAGGTACGGTATTAACATCACCTCAAGGTATGACATCGGTTAGCATAAATACAAATGGGTCTACCTGTTCAAGTAGTGATGGTTCAATACAAGTTTCGGTTATTGGTGGAGTAACACCATACACTTATACTATAATTTACCCTAACGGAAACACATCAAATATCAGTAGTTCACAAACGACTTATATTTTTAATAATCTATCATCAGGAACTTATAGTGTTGCAATTCAAGATTCTTCATCATGTTATTTTATGGAAGAGGTGACCTTGTTTGCGACAAACACTTATACAATTTCAACTAATGTCACAGGAACAACTTGTAATCAAAATAATGGTTCAGTATTGTTAACAAGAACTGAAGGTGGCGCAAGTCCTTATGATTTTTCTTTGGATGGGGTTCAAAATGTTCTAAACACTACTCTGTCTGCGGTAACATTTACTAATGTATCCTCAGGTCAACACACGGTTAGTGTTACTGACGCTGCGGGATGTGTTCAAACATCTCAAGTATATGTTGGAACAAGTGACCCTTTGAATTTTACATTGTATAGCACATCTTGCGGTAATGGAACGGAAGGGACTTTAACTGCGTTAATTTCAAGTGGGACACCTCCTTTTACTTTTAATTGGTCAACTAATGTTCCCGGGAATCCCCAAGAGATTGAGGTCGGTAATTTAAGTGCCGACACATATACTTTATCTATTACAGATAGTAATGGATGCACTTTGGAAAGAAACACAACTATTAGTTGTGATGCGCTTTACGTGTCCTACCAAACATATGTAATGGGTGGGGAAAATTTTACAATACAGTCACAATCTAAATTTGGGTTAACCCAAATGTTAAACGAAGGATTTAATGACTTAACGGCAAACGAAGTTAATTGTCACTTAAATACTGCTGTTTTTGGGGTTAAAGTTTCTGTGACCCCATCAGGTTTTACTAGAAGCGAAAATTTCTTTACCGGAACAACATTAACTTCCGTGCCCACTGATAGTCTTTACTATGAAACACTTACGAGTTTGTTATTAACGATTCCGGGTATTGGAGGGGTAGTAATTGATGACCAAAATAATCAAATAACTATTAGCACAATTCCTGATGATAATACATTAAATGGACAAAGAATTATTGTTGAATTAACGATAGTATATGATATATTATGTGAATGTCCGATAAGCCCAACACCTACACCAACTTTAACCCCTACACCAACTTTAACACTTACACCAACTTTAACACCTACACCAACTTTAACACCTACACCAACTTCGATTCCAATATCTATATTATGTTCGGTATTAATTAATACATCGTCAAATGCCGTATATCAATATCAATACCAAACAAATGACACTACATTACTCAACCCATCTTTTAACACTACTTTACCTGCGGCAGTTGATATCGCACATACTCCTAATAAGATGTGGTTATATGACGGAGGAATTTCAGGTGGTTTATATGAATATAACATTACATTAAGTCCTTTTAGTGGTTCAAGTAGTCGTTCCTACTATGTTCCAGGATTAGGACCTGGTCTTTTCGCTAAAAATGATACGACATTAATTTCATCGAGTGGAAGTCCTATCGGAAATACTGTCGGTGAAATTGCCCTTTTCAGAGGTGTTGCAACATTTACACCTAAATTTAATTTACCAACTAATAGAGAAATAACTGGAGATATTATTTTAACTACAAATAATAAATTAATTACGTCTAATATTGACAGTTTTACTTTTGTAGAATATATTACGCAACAAGATTACACTACAGGTGTTGTTGAGGTTGATATTAATTTATCTTCATATTTATTTCCTACACCTATAGTAGATGTCTTTGGGTTATTCATAGATAGTGGAAATATTTATTTTACAGTAGCAACCGGAGATGTATATTCAATCGATAATGTTTTTCCATATGCCATAACTTATCAAACAAATAATGGTTTAGTTAATTATGGGGCGTCTCAAATACCTTCATGTTGTAATGTTTCATTTACTTAGTATTTGAATTTAAAGGTTTAATTTTATTCTAACGCAAATATAAAATTGTTGTATTTATAGTTAATGGTACAAATACGAATAACTAATATATCAGGAGGAACGTATCCTATTGATGTTTTTATCTCAGATGTTTATGGAAATAACCAAAGTTATTTAACTACAATTGCGTCGGGACCTGTACCGCCAGAATTATTTTATACCGCAATAATTCCACCTATATTTGAGACGGCACCTGAAATACTACTAACGTTAGTTGATGCTAACGGATGTGAATTATTTGAACTTATTCCATGTAGTAGTCCAACACCGACTCCAACACCAACGATAACACCAACACCAACTGTAACTCCTGGGTTATCTCCTAGCCCGACTCCAACAATTACACCAACTCCTACAACGACTCCGACTGTAACTCCAACAACAACTTCAACTCCAACAACAACACCGACTGTGACTCCTGGATTATCTCCTAGCCCAACACCAACAATTACATCAACTCCTACAACAACACCAACAACCACAAGTTCACCTACACCAACACCTACAATAACACCAACTCCAACATCAGGACTTTACTATGCATATTTATTCCCTGAACCTCAAGATTCAATCTCATTAAATGATTTAGGGCAATTTATGTTTGATTCGGGAGCGGTTTCATTCTTTGGTTTTGGTAACACTGGAGTACCTGCGGGGGCAAATTATGCGGGAGATATGGCAATATACGCTCAATATTCAGGATGGACAGGGTCAGTTGGAAACTTTATAACTAATGTCTCAACACTATCAGGTCAAATAAGACAATCACCGGGTTCAGGTGTTGATAGTTATGGATGTTCTCAGAATCAATATACATTTGGTAGTATCCAAGTTACTACTTCTCAGGTTAATGCAACAACCCAACAATATTCATATACTGTTTGGGTACCATTGGCAGGTGTTGGAGGAACATTTAATAACATGACTCTTGATGTTGGATATGGTAGTCCTTGTTCTGTTTCGGTTATTAATGATGGGGTTCCTGATGTTACAAATGCGGGGATTAATGTTACAGTTCCGAGTGGATGTGCAATTCCTGCTGGAGTCTATAGAGTGTTATGGATGAACGAATTGTATTGGGAACCATCATCAACACCAATGACTTCTAGTTTTTGGGTTAAAGGGGATACTAAATCATAAATAAAAACATAGAATAATAATATAAAACATGTCTTTTCCATATAAAAATCCTATATCATCATCACAATTATCGGGACCTAATAGTGTCGTAAGAACAAGTACGTTTGGGACTAATTTCTCTGTTTTACAGACAGGGGGTTATATGGAGGTTTATAATTTAGATGATTTACAACTAGTGTTAACCGCAGCAACTTATCCTGCGAATATTCAATTGTCGGCGAATACAATACCTATCAATTTTACAAAAGGAACTGGTACGGCATTCTCTCCTGATTTTATTACTTTAAACTCGGATAATATTTCTTCAGGAAGAAGACGATTGGGTATGCAAGTGTATGTTCAAGAAACGGATACAGTTTATCAATTCACAATACCAAATTATGATACATTATGGGGGTCTTTAACGGGACTTACCGGTAATTCTGCAATAACAATTAGTAATTATGGAACGGTGGTTAATAATCGTTCACAAGCCGGAAGAGATTTTATAGGAACTTGGACAGGGTCAACAATTGAAGGGGTAAATGGTGTTAATCGTAATGACGCAAGATGGAAAATATTTTGGGGTAGTGACATCCAAATAACTGGAGGGACATATTACTCGGCAATAACGACTTTAGATTTATATAATAATACAGGAGGAACAATCTCAATATCAGGGTTTAATGGAACTGTGACAGGTGGAACTTATAACAGTGGGACTTCCACGTTAACTCTAAATAATAGCGATGGTAGTGTCGTTAATATTGGTGGAATCATATCAAATGCGGGAACTCTTACTGTTTATGACGCAACATCTGGTGTTACTGCACTAAATGTGACGGGAATGACGTTTTCGGGGGCTTCTGTTATTAATTATGGTAATGGAAATGTTTTAATTAATATCACCGGAGGAACAACAGGTACAAGTGGAACCAGTGGTTCATCAGGTTCTTCAGGAAGTTCGGGAACTAGTGGTAGTAGTGGAACTTCGGGTTCTTCAGGAAGTTCGGGAACTAGTGGTGGTAGTGGAACTTCGGGTTCTTCGGGGACTAGCGGAAGTAGTGGTGCAAGCGGTTCTTCAGGTAGTTCAGGAACGTCAGGTTCAAGTGGGGTAAGCGGGGCATCAGGAACAAGTGGAACAAGTGGTTCTTCAGGAATTAGTGGTAGTAGTGGAACTTCGGGTTCTTCAGGAACAAGTGGTATTAACGGTTCGTCAGGAACTTCGGGTTCAAGCGGAACAAGTGGTAGTAGTGGAACAAGCGGAACGGATGGTAGTAGTGGAACTTCGGGTTCTTCTGGCACATCAGGCTTAAGCGGAACTTCGGGGTCTTCAGGAACTAGCGGTAGTAGTGGGACATCAGGATTAGATGGGGTATCAGGAACTTCAGGAACTAGCGGTAGTAGTGGTATAAGTGGAACAAGTGGTTCGTCAGGAACAAGTGGTTCGTCAGGAACAAGTGGAACTTCGGGTTCAAGTGGAACTAGCGGAACAGATGGTAGCTCAGGAACATCAGGTTCAAGTGGAACAAGTGGTTCGTCAGGAACTAGCGGAACAGATGGTAGTTCAGGGACTAGTGGTAGTAGTGGAACTTCAGGTTCTTCAGGTTCAAGCGGTTCTTCAGGCACATCGGGTTCAAGCGGTTCTTCAGGGACTAGTGGTAGTAGTGGAACTTCAGGTTCTTCAGGGACATCGGGTTCAAGTGGAACTAGCGGAACAGATGGTAGTTCAGGGACATCCGGTTCAAGTGGGTCTAGTGGTTCTTCAGGAACATCGGGTAGTAGTGGCTCGTCAGGGTCTTCAGGGTCAAGCGGAACAGATGGTAGTTCAGGAACTAGTGGTAGTAGTGGAACTTCAGGTTCAAGTGGTTCTTCAGGAACAAGTGGTAGCAGTGGAACTTCGGGATTAAGTGGAGCATCAGGAACAAGCGGAACTTCAGGTAGTAGTGGAACGGGTGGTAGTTCGGGTTCAAGTGGTAGTAGTGGAACTTCGGGTTCTTCGGGAACGAGTGGTTCATCAGGAACATCGGGTAGTTCAGGTTCAAGCGGAACAAGTGGCTCATCAGGAAGTTCGGGAACATCGGGTTCAAGTGGAACTAGCGGAAGCTCAGGAACTTCAGGTTCAAGTGGAATAAGCGGTTCATCAGGAACTTCGGGCTCAGATGGTAGTAGTGGAACAAGCGGTTCATCAGGAACTTCGGGAACATCAGGAACTTCGGGTTCTTCGGGAACATCGGGTTCAAGTGGAACTAGCGGAAGTTCAGGTTCTTCAGGAACAGATGGTAGTTCAGGGACAAGTGGTAGTAGTGGTTCTTCAGGAACTTCAGGTACAAGTGGAACAAGTGGTTCATCAGGAACATCCGGTTCAAGCGGGACCTC